TAAGTAATAGTAATAGTGGTGTAGACTCAACTGTACGTTTTGTTTCAGATGGTGAAGGAACAAACTCAGCCTTAAAAATAAGTAACTCTGAAGTAGAGACAACAGGTAAACTAACTGTTGGTGCTAATATTAGCGCATCAGGAAATATAACAGGTAACTCTGCTACTATAATAGGAAATATTAGTGCAGCAGAATATTATGGTGATGGTTCTAATCTAACTGGTATTTCTGCTGCTGCGGCAACATCAGTTACTGCTTTCACAGCTAATAATTTAACAGTGGTTAGTGGGGCAGTCTTTAATGGTAAGGTTAGCGGAACATCTGCTGAATTTAGTGGTGTAGTATCAGCTTCAATATTCTCTGGGACTGCTGCCACATTTAGTGGTAATGTAACAGCATCAGCTTATTATGGTGATGGATCAAACTTAACTAATCTTTCTGTTACTCCTGCAACATCAGTAAGTTCTTTCACAACAAATCAATTAACAGTAGTTAGTGGCGCAGCTTTCAATGGAAAAGTAAGTGGTACTACTGCAGAATTTAGCGGCATAGTATCGGCTGCTGGTGCTAATTTTAGTGGTAATGTAACTGCTGCAGCTTATTATGGTGATGGGTCTAATTTAAGTAATCTTCCTTCTGCACCTACTTCAGTATCAGCATTTACAATCAATACGCTTAGTGTAGTAAGTGGTGCAACCTTTAGTGGTAAAATAGCTGGCACTACAGCAATATTTAGTGGTAATGTTAGTGCAGCAGCTTACTTTGGAGATGGTTCTAATTTAACAGGTATTGGAAGTGCTGTAACATCTGTAACATCATTTACAGCAAATCAGTTAACAGTAGTAAGTGGTGCAGCATTTACAGGTAAAGTTAGCGGCACTGCAGCGGAGTTTAGTGGCAATGTCAGTGCAGCGGCTTATTATGGTGATGGATCAAACTTAACAGGCATTGGAGGTAATGTAACATCTGTATCATCGTTTACGGTAAATCAACTTACTGTTGTTAGCGGAGCATCTTTTTCAGGAAAAGTTAGTGGTACAGCAGCAGAATTTAGTGGTATAGTATCAGCTTCTGTTCTAAGAGGAACTGCTGCTACATTTAGTGGTAATGTAACTGCAGCATCATATTTTGGTGACGGTTCTAACTTAACTAATTTACCTACTGCTCCCAGTTCAGTATCAGCATTTACAGTTAATCAGCTTACTGTTGTAAGTGGTGCAGCATTTAATGGAAAGGTTAGTGGAACTGCTGCAGAGTTTAGCGGTAATGTTAGTGCAGCTAATGTATTTGCATCTACTAATATATTTGTAGGAGGTACAGCAGTTCCTACTGCTTCAGACATAGCTGCAGTTAGCGCACTAACCAGCGTTAATAAAGCAGCTATAACTTCCATTAATTCTATACTTGGAGATGGATCTAACTTTGCTACTTCAGCAGAATTAGCTACTGTATCATCAGCTTTAGCAACAAGCATAGGTAATAGCAACACAAATATTGCAGCAGTAAGTGCATTAACTAGTGTTAATTTAGCAGCTATAACTTCTATTAATTCAATACTAGGAGATGGTTCTAACTTCGCTACGTCAGCAGAACTAGCTGCTGTGTCATCGGCGTTAGCCACAAGTATAGGAAATAGTAATACGAATATAGCTGCTGTTAGTGCATTAACAAGTGTTAACTTAGCGGCTATAACATCTATTAATTCTATCCTTGGTGACGGTTCTAATTTTGCCACTTCAGCAGAACTAGCCACTGTATCATCAGCATTAGCTACAAGTATAGGAAACACTAATACAAGAATAGCTAATACCTCTTCAGCGTTAGCTACAAGTATAGGTAACAGCAATACGAACATTGCTGCTGTAAGTGTTTTAACAAGTGTTAACTTAGCAGCCATTACATCTATTAATTCTATTCTTGGAGATGGTTCTAACTTTGCAACATCTGCGGAGTTGGCGGCTGTATCATCAGCATTAGCAACAAGTATTGGTAATAGTAATACTAATATTGCTGCAGTTAGTGTTTTAACAAGTGTTAACTTAGCAGCTATAACATCTATTAACTCTGCTACTTTATTAAAAGCAAGCAATCTTTCAGATTTAAATAATGCTAGTACTGCTAGAACAAATCTTGGAGTAGCAATTGGAAGTAATGTTGAAGCTTTTAATGCTGATATTTTAAAAGCAGATGAGGCAGATGAATTAACTGCTGGGTTTAGTGCTGCTGCTCATAGTGCAGGTACAAAATCTAGTGGTACTTATACACCTGATGTTGACGATGGCAACTTCCAATTTGCAACTAATGGAGGCGCACATACATTAGCTGTCCCTGCTAAGAATTGTACGATGGTAATTTTATATAAAAACAATGCTAGTGCAGGAACTATAACCACCTCTGGTTATACTGTTACAGATGGAGATACTATAACAACTACAAATGGACATGAATTTTTCTTTTATATTACAAGAATAAATGATGGTTCAACTACATTCTCAATGTTAACAGTGAAGGCATTGCAGTGATATGACTTTCCCACTACCTATAGTTCAAGGTGGTACTACAGTATTTGCTACTGGAACTGTTATAACACTCTCTTCTAATACTGCCGATTATAATTTAGCTAATGACCTAACTAATAACTATAGTTGGGACGGCAGTAGTGCTATTGATGTTACACTTAATATTAGTTCAGGTGTGAATGTTAGAGCAACATCAACAGGCACAGCAGCTATTACAGCTACATTAGTTTCTGGTAGTAATTTAACTATAAATAACTCAGGAACTATAGCAGGAAGAGGAGGTGCTGGAGGAACTGGTAGTAATAATAATGCAGGTAATGCAGGAGGTGCTGGCGGGAATGCCATTAATCTTTCTAATGTAACTTCTATCATTAATAACGCTTCAGGAGCTAACATCGCAGGAGCGGGTGGAGGCGGTGGAGGCGGCGGCGGTGGTCGAGGAGGTGGCTCTAAAGACCCAGAAAGTGGTGCATGTTCTGGGCAAACTGCATTTGCTGGGGCTAGTGGTGGTGCAGGTGCAAGCACTGATAATCCAGCCACCAATAGTGCGGGAAGTGGTGCATCAGGTGTGAGTGGTTCATTTGGAGATGCTGGAGATGGAGGAAATGGTGGTACTTGGGGTAATGCAGGATCAGCAGGGCAAAATGGAGTTGCTACTGGACCTTCAGGATGTACAACTAATAGAAGTGGTGGTGCAGGAGGTGCTGCAGGTAAAGCAATCTCTGTTGGTTCAGGTGCTTCAAATACTTTAAATAATTCTGGAAATACTTTTGGAGCTACATCATAAATGTTATTTTTAAATAATAAAACTTATAACGCATCTAAAAATAGTTTATATTACTATGAAGTAAATACTACAGCAAATTCATATAATGTACCTAAAAATAGTTCAGCATGGATTATTAACAAAGAAAGTGTATCGGTTCAGAATTGGGGTACATGTTTTGGTGAAGTTATTATTACTATATATGGTTATACACCACCAAATAGAACTGCTCAAATTAATTTAAATACTTATCTACCATATATAAATGGATGCAGCACAAATAATATTTTACCGCCAATTAGGTCAGGTGATCCTTGTATGCAAGTATTAAAGATACCAGCAGGATGTTCAGAGCAAAAACATCATATTCATTCAACAGATAGAGTTGTATATGTTTTATCAGGAAGTGGCACTACAGTTTGCGGTGTAGGTTCTAATACAAAAAAAAGTAAACTGATAGAAGGAACTACTTTAATTTTAAATGCAATGGAGCCACATCATTTTGAAACAGATAAGGAAGATTTAATTGTTGTTCCTATGCATATTTGGTCTAGTACTAATGAAGAATTTAATCATCCCATGATGTTGGGTACACATGCTTTATAAAAAGTATACTCGAAAGAAAGTTTTACAGAATGAGTCAAGCATTAAAAAAAATAGATAACCCACTACCTGGAAGCGATAAGTCTCCACCTGATATAGAACTACAAGATATGGTTCTTAACTCAGACAAAACTGCTTTTATTCCTAAGTACAAAAGTTTAGAAGTTGTGAAAGAAGTAGTATTAAAAAGATTAGAAGTAAAATATAAAAAAAGTTTAGACTGGAATTACCCTGAAATAAGTAATGAAAAAGAAGAACAAGCGAAAAAATTTTTAAAATCAGAAATAACATTTACTGAAGCTTCGTCTTTAAGTGGAGAAACTATTAATGAAAAAGCGCAGGATGCTTTAGTCAAATTAACTAATAATGACAATAGAAAATTATTAGATTCTACATACAAAAATCAAATAAACAAAATTGATTCTTTAAAAGATGCCCAAAGTTGTGTAGACATTTTAGAAAAACAAGACATAATACAAATTTTCCAAAACGATGAGGACAACGATGAGGACTGTAAAGCTTGTAAAGATAGTTTTAACTACATTATTAGTCTAGGGCATTTAACTAATATTTTTAATTCTTCTTTAGATTTAAGCTGCAGCATTAAACTTTTTGATAAGTTCATTGATTTTTTTAAATTTGAAAAAACAACATCTATTGATAAATCTTCTGATTCTCTTGGAGATAAACTTGTATTTGTCAGGCCAGACCTTATTAGGATAAGTTCTAAAAATTATAACAATAAAGTTTTAAATTCTATAGGCGGTGTAGTTCATTGTTTGTGGACACCAATTGATCGTACAAATACTTTATCATCTAATTTTAAAACAACAGGAGAATCTATTCCTAACTCTTCTGGATTTAAAGATACATTTAGTCAAGTGGCTGACTCTACTGCTGCTAGTCTATGGGATGAGAATAAAAAAATTAAAGTTTACTGGAGCGGAGGAATTGACAGTACCGTGGCTTTAATTGCCCTATTAAAAACAAAACCAACAGATTGGCAAGACAGATTAGAAGTTATTTACACTCATAACTCTATTGAAGAAAATATAAATTTTTGGATAAATCACATAAAAGATAAAATTAAATGTGAAAAAGTTGTTGATCCAAAATTAACTGACGACAAGTTTCATGTAAAAAATCCGTTTAATAATGCTGTCTTAAAACATATTAAAGATAATGCTTCTGAAGGACTAACAGTTACAGGAGAATGTGGTGATCAATTATTTGGATCTGCTGCTTTTGTAGAAGATCCTAAACTTTTAACCATGTCTATATCTGATTATCTTAAAAAAGAACACTCTAATAATATAGATGAAATTAACATGCTTAACAGTAAATGTCCTATCGAACTTAAAACTATTTCTGATATGTTATGGTGGTGGAACTTTAATTGTAAATGGCAAGAAGTTTCTTTTAGATCATTAGCACTTGTAAATAATAAAGAAGATTTAGATAATATCAGACATTTTTTTAAGACTGATAATTTTCAAAAATGGTCTATAGAAAACCCTGACAAAAAAATAAAAGACACTCTCGAAAGTTATAAATTTACTGCTAAAAATTATATATATGATTATGATAAAGACGACAATTACAGAGACTACAAACTAAAAGAAGGTTCTTTACAAGTAAAGTATGGTTCTGTGTTAGCTATAGACAATAAAAATAATATTATTTGCGCTGGAGATACATCCTCAAATAAAGAATTATTAATTAAAAAATATGACGATTCTCTTTTAAGGTTTTTAAACTAATGTTAAAATACAATATATACTTAGGAGTTTAAAATGGCAAGCACTTATACATCAAACATTAGACTAGAGAAACAAGGAGATGGAGAGAATCCTAATGCTTGGGGAGCAATTCTTAATACGAATGTTATTGATCTGGTCGATCAGGCGGTTGCAGCATATCAGATAGTTTCAGTTAGTGGTACAACTCCTATAACACTAACTCAGGTTAATGGTGCTACAGACCAATCACGTAAAGCTATCTTGTCTTTTGATGGCACACTTACAGCAGAAACTTCTATCATTATTCCTTCTGCTAACAAGATGTACTATGTAAGAAACAATACGTCAGGATCATTTGCTCTTAAAATTAAGACTGCAGGTAATACAGCTATTACAGTAGATCAAGGGACAAATGTAATGGTAGCATCTGATGGCACAGATGTATATCAAACTGCTATACCAACATCGGTAAGTTCTTTTACAGCTAATAATTTTACTGCTACATCAGTATCTACTAGTGTTCTTAATGCCAGTAAAATATCAACATCTACTGTGTCTGCAACTACTATACACACAACTTCTATATCTGCTGTATCAGGTAGATTTTCAGGTACAGTATGTGCATCTAGTTTTGTAGGTGCTGGACTATTACCCACAGGGATGATTTCTCCTTATGCAGGAGCATCTGCTCCATCAGGATTTTTACTTTGTTTTGGACAAGCTGTAAGTAGAAGTACTTATTCTGATTTGTTTGCAGTAGTAAGTGCAACTTATGGTGCAGGAGATGGATCAAGCACTTTTAATATTCCTGATCTTAGAGGAAGAGTTATTGCAGGTCAAGATGATATGGGCGGCACAGCAGTTAGTATTCTTACATCTGCTGCTGCTGGAGGAATAGATGGTTCTGCTTTAGGAAACACTGGTGGTTCTCAAACTCATCAATTAAGTGTTGGTGAACTACCTTCCCATAGTCATCAAGTTTCTGTTATTACTGGAGCAGCACAAGTTCAAGGTGGTAGTGGTGCTACTAGAGCATTATCTAGTCAAACTTCTATAAATACATCTAGCACTGGTGGTGATGTAGCACATAATAATATTCAACCTACATTTATTCTTAACTACATAATAAAAACTTAAATGGCAAGCACAACAGCAAGATTATTTAAATTTAATCTCAAACCTGGGATACGCAGAGAGTCTACAGACTATTCTGAAAGTGGTTCTTGGTATGATTGTGATCGTGTGCGTTTTAGAGAAGGCAAACCAGAAAACTTACGAGGCTATCAAAAACATTTAGATACTACCTTTGACGGTACAGCAAGAGACTTACTTACTTGGCAGAATAACAGCACAGAAAAACTTTTGTCTTTTGGCACAGAACAAAAACTATATGTTCTTGCCAGTGATATTCTATATGATATAACTCCTATCGTAAGCACAGTAACTGTAGGGACAGATGGATCAGCAGGTAAGTTAGCAACTGTTTCAGGTTCTAATAAAATAGCAGTTAGTCTTAATGCAAATAATGTTTCGGTAAATGATCATATCTTTTTCACCAGTGCGTCTATAAGAAACTTTGCTAGTACCAACTTTGCTGCCAGTAGTTTTGGTGGACCTGTATTTAGAGCGGTTAGCACAAGCGGAACAAATCGTTTTCTTATTAGCACTACAAGTGTAGCAACAGCTACAAGCACAAGTGCAGGTACAGCAACAGTTAACTTCCTTTTAAGAACAGGACAAAATGATAACATTCAGGGTCTGGGTTATGGTGCGGGAGTATACAATGCTGGTGTGTCCACGACAGGTGGAAGAGCATGGAACAGACCTGCTGATTCTTCAGGTATAACATTTGCTGCTACTCAGTGGTCATTAGATAACTTTGGTGAAGATTTATTAGCTGTTCGTAGAGGCAGTAATCTGCTGCACTGGGATGCAGATGCAAGCATTAGACCAGTTAGAGCAGCTATAGTAACTACTGCTCCTGTCAGTATTAATAGTATTGTTGTATCTCCTAATGACAGACATGTTCTTGCTTTTGGTACAAATGAATTTGCTGGCGGTGCATTTAATCCTTTGTTAATTAGATGGTCAGATCAAGAAGACTTTACCAACTGGACACCATCAGTTTCCTCTACATCAGGAGAGTTACAAGTAGTAGATGGAACAACTCTCAAGGGCGGCATTAGATCACGTAACACAATACATGTTTGGTCTGATCAGGCACTATAC